AGCCAAGGCTTTCGCAACAAGATATTTGGGCGCCTCAACGCGCTCAAGATGAGGCTAATGTTCGGCCGCCACAAAAACACGCCACAGTTTAGGAGATGATATGAGCAATGAACCAGTAGCGTGGATGTCAAACGGAAAAGAATTTTATGTTCAGAAGAATCACTGCCCTGACTTTATTCCACTCTATACCCATCCAGCAAAGACACTAACAGATGAGGAAATACTGCGAGAAGCTTATTACATACTTATGAGAGAGCAACAAAGAAAGGCACAAGAGAAATGAGCTTTACCATATACGAACCAAGCGGCCTGATGTTTATCCAGTGGTTCAATAATATAGACGCACTGATCGCCAGCATGCAGGCCAACCCCAACAACCGATACCATAGGAACCCGTAATGACTAAAAAGAAACCACCAAGCGTCATCTTTGAAGAGGGCTGCTTTGACGAAATGCTTGACCTGACGCAGGAAGAGATGGACGCGCTGATTGAGGGCATCATGCAACTGGTAGAGACAGGCGAGATTTATAGCAGAGCCGAGCTGGTAGACGACCTGCCGGAGGATGAGCAGGCCGACATCATCGACATGATAGAGCGTAAGAAACGCAACACGAGGCACTAATGAAATCTAAAAAGTACGACTACTACAAGCTGGACGTAGGCTTTTACCCCGACGTGATGAAGATGTGCTTTGACGATAAGGTATTCCAGCAGATCCTTAAAGACCACAACATTACGCTAAAGGCAAGCGCGCTAGACACCGGCTGTGCGGAGACACACCAAATCGGTGACGGCAAGGCTGGCATCATTATCTTGGCGTTTAATCTCGCCGAGATTGGTGACACGACCGCGGAAGTATTTGACACCATCGCACATGAGGTATCACACGCCATTGACCACCTCGCCGAGTTTATCGGCGAAGAGGATGGCATCATCGGTGAGACACGCGCCTACCTTACCGGTGCACTTGTCCGGCAGATCTACAAGATATACGAACACGAGAAAGAAAATCATGCTAGAAAAGCAAGTGGAAAAGTACTTGGTCAAAAGGGTAAAGGAAAGCGGGGGGCTGACCTACAAGTGGATCTCCAGCGTGACGGGGGTGCCGGACAGGATAGTATTCCTAAACAACAAGGTATTCCTAGTGGAACTGAAAACGGAAACTGGAGTCCTATCGCCAAGGCAGATCCACGTCTTTGACGAACTGGGCGAGGCCGGCTTTCCGGTCTACATACTAAGAAACCAAGAAGATATTGCGGGGTTTATTCGTGAAGCTACAACACCTTAAAACATATCTTCAAAACGCGCGCTCTCGGGCGGCTCGTGAGAAGGTGCCGTTTAGTTTGAGCTTACAAGATTTAATTGACATTGCGACAGACGAGTGCCCCATTTTTCACACGCCATTTGTGTGGGGTGTATCTGGGCTAGGCAAGGGCAGGACACGGCCAGACAGCCCGACACTTGACCGCATACTGCCGCACCTTGGCTACATTAAGGGCAACGTCGCCTTCTTGTCGTACCGAGCCAACCGGATTAAAGACAACGGCACCATGCAGGAACACTATGACATCGCAGACTGGATTTGGAGCCACACACATGCTAAAAAGATCACAACTACACCAGTACCAGCGGGAAATCATATCCAAGGCGCTGTCGGTGCCGAACTTGGGTCTGTTTCTACCCCCTGGACTTGGGAAGACAACAACGACTCTTACCATCATTGCGGAGCAGATGCAAGGCAAGACGCTGATCATCGCGCCCAAGCGAGTAGCGGAGACAGTGTGGGACGCGGAGGTCAAGAAATGGGAACACCTCAGGCACCTGAGAGTCAGCAAGATAATTGGTACCTCCACCCAGCGTATGGCTGGATTAAACACTGACGCGGACATCTACCTAATTAACCTTGAGAACGTGGCATGGCTCTGTGGCCTTTCAGATAAGTTAGTGTTTACTAACTTAGTAATAGATGAAAGCAGTCGTTTTAAAGACTCCAGCACCAAGCGCTTTAAGGCACTCAAGAAGCATTTAAAGGGCTTCCAGAGGCGCGTAATCATTAAAGATAAGATTTCAGATATTTGTTTTAGTCTTAAGGCTGAAGATTATTTGCAGCTACCTAGCTGTACTTCGCTTTACCAGAAAATTGAAGTCGAACCACAAGTAAGGAACAAATATGAACAACTTAAAAAGGATATGGTCGCTGAAATCGGTAAACAAAAGATTACAGCTCCAACAGCAGCGGCACTGGCGAACAAGCTCCTCCAATTCACATCGGGCGCCGTTTATTCAGAAGATGGAGAGGCGCATGAAGTGCACCGTGCTAAACTGGAATGTCTTGAGTCGATCATGGAAGAGTCCTCCTCCCCTACGCTTATCTTCTACCACTTCAAGCACAGTCTGCAAAGGCTTCGGCTTACTTTCCCGGACGCCAGAGACAGCACAAACCGTCTGGTATGACCTACCGTGGAGCTCAGAGAACTACATCCAGGCCAACGCCAGGATTTACCGCCAAGGGCAAGAAAAACCGGTTATCATACACCACCTAACCATGGTGGGCAGCATTGACGAGCAGGTTGTCAAAGTATTGGACGGAAAAATAAATTTGCAAGATGCCCTGTTAGACGCCCTAAATTTTGTATTATTATAAGCACGGACAACTTTTAGAACATTATGAGAACAAAAACCAAACACAAAATGAGCGCAGTGGCTCCCAGACTATCGGATGAGGATGTAGATCCAATTGAACAGGACGACACTGACGGCTCATCGATGCAGATTGTTGAGGGTTGGCTACCATGGGATCCAGAAGACATAGCGGACATTCGCCGCCTGATCTCCGAAAAAATGCCAGTCAAGCAACAGTTTATCATTGAAGGTTTTTTAGACGGCCTGTCGTACCGTGAGCTGGCAGTAACAGAAAAATATTGGCGCTACCACTTTTCTAAGGGGGTGGAGTTTATCAAGAAGGAGCTAGGACTATGAGCCATTTTGTTGTAGAGCATGTATACAACGGGTACCCTATGTTTGAGACAATTACTGGCGTAGAGGACGTTGACCTCAACCTGTTTCCGGGGTTTCAGACAATCTGGGTATGCAATAGTTTAGAAGAAGTCACCGCAGTAGAAAACGAACTAAGGAGAAAGCACAATGCACGACGCAGTCAATAAGCCCAAGCACTACCTCAGCCACCCGTCCGGCATTGAGTGCATCACGATCACGGAGCACATGGGGTTTTGTCTTGGTAACGCAGTTAAATACATCTGGCGCGCAGACGAGAAGCACGACGCGGTAGAAGATCTACGCAAGGCCAGGTGGTACATTGAACGTGAGATTGAAAAGAGGACTAAAGTATGAAGATGCAGATTGATGTACCGGAAGAGTTCACAGACCAGCTAGTGGAGCACGAACTAATTCACTCCTACAAGATGGTAAGCAATGAACTTAAGCGGCTTAAAGAATTAAAAAAGCCAGCGCCACACCAACAGGAAGACATTGTCGACCTAACCAAGTACCTCGAGTCACTTATGGTTGTAGGTAACTGGTTTGTCTGGCAATTTGAGAAAAAGGTAAAGAAAAAATGAACTTAAAAATAGATTTAGAGTCAGCTATTATGTTGGCTTGGCAGACAAGCGAAGACATTGAATTATTGTTTCAACATTATGGTGATCACCCAACACCGATGACTGAAGACGAAGTTCTCAATGCTTTACTCGGAATAAAAACGCTCCATGATTTAAGATGCGAAAAACTGATGGATACGTATTGTCGCAAGATGGAGCTAAACGAGTACTGCACCGACCCAGAAAAGTTAGCGACAAGAGACGCTTTGCTTGGCAATGTGCATGAATTTTTAAATGAGACTAAACCAAAAAAGAAAGGAAGTAAAAAATGAGCGAAGTAACAACCCCGTCAGTAGATGACTTTGTAGTAACACTAGAGATGTCAGTGAAAGAAGTTAACGCACTGCTTAACATCTTAAACACCCCCAACCAGGTACCGGCAACGACCTTGGTGGCGTTTATTAACTTGATCCAGCAACAAGCTGGCCCACAAGTGCAGCAAGCACAAGAAAGCCTAGCGGCTGTGACAAAGGCGCAAGATGAACCTAAAGCAACTGCTTAAGCACGCCGGTGTAAGCAACAACATCATCAAGGAAGTAGAGAAAAAGACAGCAAAAACCAGCGCTCAGATGGAGCAGGAGCACCAAGAAAAGGCGCTGGCTATGACCAAGATGATCCTCAATGACGCGCTGAAGTACCGTAAGGAGCACGGCGGTAACACGCCTCCCTCGGCGCCAAAGAAGACAATTATTGTCCCGGACGGCATGTAGGGCGGATTCCGGAGCTTTTTTGTATTATTATATATAGAGGGGCTTATCGGGAGATACCCCCAGCTGTAAAGAAAGCAAAAGGCCGCCAGGGACGCCTTCATAGAACCCTGGCACCCCACACACATCACACAGGAGATTTACCATGAACCCATTTGAATTACGCTATTCCGTATTCCAAACTGCCAAAGACTTCTTAGAGCAACAGTACAAGGCCAACCTAGCCGCGTTTGACGCACTAGACAAAGCAGCCAAAGGCGCCGCTGAATTGGCACCTAAGTTCCCAACCGTGGAAGAAGTAATCGAGAAGGCAGTAGAGATTAACAAATTTGTTAGCGATGCCAACGAGCGCGAGCTAACCCGTGTCGTTAAACGTGTTAACGGTATCGGTATTACATTTTAAGGAAAACCCATGGCAGCTAAACCCGGCCTATACGCCAATATCCAAAAAAAGAGAGAACGTATCGCAGCGGGCTCAGGTGAGAAGATGCGCAAGCCGGGTGCCGCTGGTGCCCCAACGGCTAGTAACTTTAAAGAGGCGGCCAAGACAGCTAAGCCCCCAAAGAAAAAGTAATGGCAACTAAAAAGACACCTTCCCTTGCTATCGGACGTGGTGAAAAACTACCCGCCTCCAAAGGCGCTGGGTTAACAGCCAAAGGCCGTGCTAAGTACAACGCAGCCACCGGATCAAATCTTAAGGCACCACAGCCAGAAGGCGGCGCTCGTAAGGATTCATTCTGTGCTCGCATGTCTGGCGTTAAAGGTCCAATGAAGGACGAGAACGGCAAACCAACAAGAAAAGCAGCAGCTTTGAAAAGGTGGAAGTGTGGCAGCTAAGAAATTTAAATTTACCCCGGACATGGCTAAGACTATTTTAGATCTTGGTATGCAGGGCGCGTCCCAAAAATCCATGTACGCCGCAATTAATATTAGCAAGGCCACGGCAGCTAAGTGCAAACAAGAAGATCCGTTCTTTGCTGAGACCATGGACATGGCTACTACGTACGGCCAATCGTTTTGGGAGATGATGCTACTGGCAAACATTGACAACAAGGCTTTTAACAGCCGTGTGGCTGAGATTGCTCTTCGTGGTCAATACCCAGACGATTACAAGGACAACCGCGAGGTCAAGGCGACAGTAAAACAAGAGGTTACGATTGATTTTAATAAAGAGATAGGTGATTTGATTACCGCCCTAAAAACCTAAGTATTTATTTTTGCAGTAAACCCCAAAAAAGCGAGTCTAAATGGCTCGCTTTTTGCATTATTATATGTACGATTAAACAGACTAAAAAGGCTAAAATGACCGCACACGCACTCCTCAGTGCCTCTGGCTCTAAACGGTGGCTATCCTGCACCCCAAGCGCCAAACTAGAGGCAACCCTTCCAGAACAAAAACGAGGCCCCGGCGCATTTGACTTTAGTCAAGAAGGCACAACGGCCCACTCGCTGGCAGAGGCTAAATTAAGATACCATTTTGGACAAATTGGAACAGAGGAGTATGAAAATGAAGTTAGATCCGTTAAAGCAACACCCTACTACAACGACGATTTCGAGGCTCACGTCGATAGTTACGTTTTATACGTCCGTAGCCAAATCGGTGAAGGCGATACCCCGCTATTTGAACAGCGCGTTGACTTTAGTGATTGGGTTCCTGACGGCTTTGGTACAGCCGATGTGGTTATACTTTCTAAGTACTCCATTCGCGTCATCGACCTCAAGTTTGGAAAAGGCATCCCCGTCTCGGCGCAAGATAACCCGCAGCTCAGGCTCTACGCGCTCGGAGCGTATAGCAAATTTAAAGAAGACTTTCCGGAACTCAAGGAAGTCAGCTACACAATCCACCAACCAAGACTCGACAGCATTAGCAGCGATGGCACGACCATCGCCAAGCTCGTCGACTGGGCCAACTACTTCGTCAAACCCAAAGCCAAGAAGGCGTGGAGCGGCGCAGGCGAGTTCCTCCCAGGCGACTGGTGCGGCTTCTGCCGCGCAAAAGCGCAGTGCCGCGCCCGTTCGGACTACAACACAGAAATCGCCCGCCAAGAGTTCAAAAGCCCAGCCCTCCTCAGTGAAGAAGAGGTCAGCGAAGTCCTCGTAAAAGCCCAAAACCTAAGAACCTGGGTTAACGACGTAGAAGAGTTTGCATTGACGCGAGCAGTAGACCAGGGGGTAGTACCACCAGGCTACAAGCTGGGCACCACGTCAACCCACCGTAAGATCGCTGACAGCGCCTTGGCGGCCACCGTTTTAGTCGAGAAGGGTATGAGCCCAGATTTAATTTGGGAGTCTCCTAAGCTCAAATCGCTGGCCTCATTGGAGAAGATAAACAAGCAGGTAGCGGCCTGGCTGGGTGATCTAGTGCAGCGCCCTGAGGGAATACCAAAGCTGGTGCGCACCAAAGAAGACGCCAAGGAGGACTTCGCATGACCAGAGATGAGATTGCAGAAAATTATCCAGAGTTGTTAGTGTTAGACCCAGAGTATTTTGATGAAGCCATATTGGGCGTTGTAAACCGAACTAATACCGTCGCAGTTTGCTACAGTGAAACTAAAATCATTGAGATACTAATGCGAGAAGACGGCATGGATTACGACGAGGCAATTGAATACTACCAGTTCAACATACTGGGTAGTTGGTTGGGAGAACACACACCAGTCTATTTGGAGACACTATGAGCTCATGGCTAATTGCGGTTATTGGCTTGGTCTACTTTGCGGTGGCCATTGACCAGTTTATTAAGGGTGGTGTCGGCACCGGCATCATGTTTCTTGGATACGCCTTGGGCAATGTAGGATTGGTCATGGTAGCAAAATAAAGGCGCTTATGAAGGTAGAGTACTACGGTTCAGAGTTTGAAGTGCCTGAGATACTGATTAAGCAATTTGAAAAAGATTTTGATGGGCTGCCCGGCGGCAAGGACCGCAACAGTGTTTACATGCTGCGCGGCACAATCTTTGAAATCTTAGATATTGCCGCAGATGACCCGGAAATTTTGGATGAGAAGGAGTACCGGGAAGACTTTGTTCGGGCCCTGGCAATGCGGCAGGCAATGAGCACCTTAGGCATTTTGTACGATTCATAATTATCTCACATTGTGAAACAAAAAGTAGTAAGAAGTTTGCATTATTATGTGTACGGGTAGACAGACCAGCCCCGATTGAAGTCTGGTCTTACAGTTAAAAAGGTATATACATCATGGCTACAAAATCAACTAAGATCAAGTTCGTAACTGGCAAGATACGTTTCTCTTACGCTAACGTGTTCACACCAGGCACCACGCCTAACGGCACACTGAAGTACTCTGTATCGATCTTGATCCCTAAGACAGACACAGATACCGTTACGCGCTTTAAGAAGGCGTTTGAGGAGTGCAAGGCAGCCAACGCAGCAGTATGGGGCGGCTCGGTTCCTAAGCTACTCAAAGGCGGCTTGCGTGACGGTGACGCAGAGAAAGAAGATCCAGCATACGCCGGTCACTACTTTATCAACGCCAGCTCCAACGAAAAGCCAGGCATTGTCGATCAGGACTTAAACCCAATCATCGACACCAGCGAGTTTTACTCCGGTTGCTATGGTCGTGCATCGATCACATTGTATCCGTACGATACAAGCGGCTCCAAGGGCATCGCTGCCGGTTTGAACAACGTTCAGAAACTGGAAGACGGCGAGAAGTTTGGTGGCTCGACAACAGCAGCAGCAGACTTCGCAGTATAAGTTTTTGTAGTACCCAGTAGATGGGCTAAGCCGGGGTGGAAACCACTCCGGCTTTTAACAAGAAAGACACCATGGATCAGTATCAAGAATATATCGCCGCCAGCCGCTACGCCCGCTACCAAGACGACAAGGGCCGCCGTGAGACCTGGGACGAGACAGTGCAGCGTTTTGTAGACTACATCTTTAGCCGCACCCCCGTAATCACCGCAAATTCTGCGGTGAAAGAGGAATTATTCTCCGCAATTAAAAATTTAGAACTGATGCCGTCCATGCGAGCCATGATGACTGCAGGAAAGAGCGCTGACCGTGATAATACTTGTGTATACAACTGTTCGTACCTACCTGTTGACGATGTTAAATCGTTTGACGAGGCGATGTTCATACTGCTCTGCGGAACGGGCGTCGGCTTCAGCGTTGAGTCTAAATATATTAATCAATTGCCCGAAGTGCCAGAAAAGTTATTTGATAGCGGGGGAGTACTCAACGTCCACGACTCTAAGGAAGGCTGGGCCAAGTCATTGCGTCTTCTCATCGCACACCTCTACGCCGGGGAAATTCCCAAGTGGGATGTATCAGCCGTTAGACCTGCCGGAGCACGACTCAAAACATTTGGTGGAAGAGCTTCCGGGCCGCAACCACTGATTGACCTGTTTGAGTTTACTGTAGCTACATTTAAACACGCAAAAGGCCGCAGACTCAATTCCCTGGAGTGTCACGACCTGATGTGTAAAATTGGTGAGGTAGTTGTAGTGGGTGGCGTACGCCGCTCCGCAATGATCTCGTTGTCTGATCTTGATGATGAAAGGATTCGTCATGCCAAAGCAGGACCATGGTGGGACACAGCTCCCCATAGAGCACTTGCAAACAATTCAGCCGTCTATAATGAAACTCCGACAGTGGGGAAGTTTATGGAGGAATGGCTTTCTTTGTATAATTCTCACAGTGGCGAACGTGGTATATTTAACAGAGAAGCTGCTCGTAAGACGGTGGAGAAGTACGGTCATCGTGATCCTAATTTTGAGTTTGGTACTAACCCTTGTTCTGAAATTGTTCTTCGGCCTTACCAATTCTGCAACCTTAGTGAGGTAGTAGTTCGCCATGATGACACCAAAGAAACCCTATTGCGAAAAGTGCGGCTTGCCACCATCCTTGGTACAATCCAAAGTACCTTCACAAAATTCCCTTACCTGCGAAAAGTGTGGCAACGCAATACCGAGGAGGAGCGCCTACTCGGCGTCTCACTCACCGGCATCTATGACAACAAACTCTTGTGTACACAAGGAGAGGAACTAAATGTTTTATTGGACGAACTTAGAGAGTGCGCTCGAGCAACAAATACAGAATGGGCGGCAACTCTCGGAATCCCTGTCAGCGCTTCTATTACATGCGTCAAGCCAAGTGGAACAGTATCCCAGCTCGTTGATTCGGCGAGCGGCATCCACCCTCGCCATTCTAAATTCTATATCCGAAGAGTGCGAGGAGATAAAAAAGATCCTCTCACCCAATTCCTTGTTGGACAAGGAGTACCAGCTGAAGACTGTGTTTACAAGCCAACCCAGACTACCGTCTTCAGTTTCCCTCAGAGAGCACCTGACGGACTTGTTAGAGACGACGTCACGCCAATCGCCCACCTCGAGCTCTGGCTTACCTATCAGCGACACTGGTGCGAGCACAAGCCCTCAGTTACTATCTCAGTTGCTGAAAAAGACTGGCCAAGCGTCGGAGC